ATAAAATTATTTGTCTCTGCCCATTCAGCATGAGTTCTTTTTGTTTTATCTTTTCTTACCTTTGCACCCGGCATAGGTGAGTAAGGTTTTTGAAAAAGAAAAACTAATTCATAATTATCAGGTAATGCTTTTCTAATATGTAAGTACTTACTATACTCTGCATAGTCCCAGAACCTACCTTTAGCTTCTAATAATATTGTTTTACCATCTATAACTTTTACAAAGTCTGCTTCATACTTATGTTGAACAACATACTCTATAGTATCCCAATGATGTTTCCAATCCTTGAGAAGTGTTTGATGTATATCATATTCCCAAGCACTATCGTATCCTTTAGGTACGTTAATCTTTTTAGGTCTTGGCTTTCTTGGTACTCTTCTAGGCATTCAAATCTTCCAAAGTAATGTTTGGATTATTCTTTACCTTTTTATAAAACCATCTAAGACTATAAGCACTTAACATAAATCTATTGTTAGCAAAGATATGTGTCTGCTCTGGTAGAAACTCATGTAAGTTTTTCTTATTAATCTTAGTAGCATCTTCTCCTTCAGGTACCATAGTTCTTATCCAACTAATAAGAAGTTCTTCTGCTTTTCTTCTTAAGGCTTTTGCTTTTCTACCATTCATATTTGTGTGACCTCTATAACATTAGGTGGTTTAGGTACTTGAGTTAAGTATCTATAACCTGTTGAATATTTAAACACCCTTAAACCTTTACCATCGTTAGCATCTGCATGACATTCAAACTTATGTCTGCAATATACACAGCCCCTTGCAAGTTTCATGTTACCAGACTTACCATCTGGCTCATCATCATAACATTTATCAGGTGGTGTAGATAACTTAACAGCTTTTTTAATATCAGTTATTTTCTTTTTGATATTAGGCTTATCAAAGTTATCAGGTTTAAACATAGCTAACTCTCCAGACTCTTTATTAAGAGCAAGGAAGCCACCATTCTTAGTACCTTCTGCTTGTTCGTATCCTGCAAGTTGAGCCATGTAACCAAAAGCATCATCCTCTGCTAGTGTTCCGTCTCTAAACTTTTTAAATGCAAAACCTGAAGCAGTCTTTACATCTACAACTTCTCCATCAATAACACAGTCCATGTGTCCTTTGATTCCAGATACAGTTATTTCTTTTTGTTCGTTAGTTACTTCGTGTCCAGATAATCTAACAAGAAATAAAACTATCTCTTCAAGTAAGTGTCCGTACAAGAACTTAATAAATGTAGGTGGAGAGATGACCTCTGTTGTATCAGATTCAGAGTTCATTTCATACCACAATTGTCTAGGCTGTTTGCCTATGTTAGACATACGTAAGGCAGGTTTGCCTCGTGGACTAGGGTGTGACCAAGAGTAGAGAATCTCTTTCATGGACTCTCCAAACTGTTCTATTGTGTCCTCATCTATGTCAAGATGTTCGCCTTTTCCTAAAGCCGACAATTTATTATATATATCTTCTACTAATGTGTCAAGTGTTTTTTTATTTTTTTTCATCTTCTGACTCCTTGAAAGCTTTAATTACATCTGATGAAAATAATTTTTGAAGACTAACAAGGAACATTCTACTAGCATTATGGTCTCCACCACATACAGTTTTAAAACTATCTAGCTCATCAACTATAGTTCTAAGTACATCTGTTTTAAATACTAATGTGCAAAACTCATTGTCTCCTACACATAAATTATGGAACCAATAATCTGATTCAGTTGCTCTGATACCAGAAGGTTTATTCCAACATTCATATTCAATACATATATTACCTGTCTTCATCCATGTATCTCTTTCTGATTTAACTTCTATCTTCTTACCTGTTAGCATGTCTGCTATCTTTTGTTCTCTTATCTCTCCATACTGTAAATCTAAATCAAATTTCTTTTGGTCTTTCTTATTTGGCTTCATGTTTTATTACCTTAATATCATCATTAAAAAACTTTGTTAAAAAATGTTCTATGTTTCTTGCTTGATAAAACTTTTCATTAGGAGTTCCATCAGAGTTTATATTTCTCCATTTTCCTTTTCCTAAAATATATTCATAAGAATATGTTCTTCTATTACCTCTACCGTCTTTTCTTGGTATAGTTTTTGTAGTCAAAATAACTGTATCTTTTTTTATCTTATATTTTATATTATTATATTTTAAAAGTTTTTCTACGTCTTCAGTCTTTTCTTCAAGAGGTTCAAATTTTAATTTACTAAATAAAAATCTATTAACAAAATCTTCTATCCCTTTTGAATAGTAGTGTTTTTCTGGAAAATTGTTTTCAACATAAGGAGACCATCTACCTGTAGTATAATAATAAGCATAAAAAAATTTTTTATATTTTATTTTTAACATTTGAGCTTTTTCTTTTACTTCATATTTTATATATTTTTTATTTAAATAATCTGTAACATATTCTAAATCTTCATATGTATTACTTCTCCAAACTATTTCTCCTTTTGAGTTTACTCTATCAAATTTCCAATCGTATTCTTTAATGGGTTTCACTCCAATTGTCTCCTATTTTGTATTCGCCATCCAACGGACAACGAAGATTAAAATGTTCTCCTGCTTTTACAATACTATCTACAGCAAAGTTTCCTATAAAATCAGCTTTATCTTTTGGTACTTCTATCTGCCACTCATCATGTATGTTAGCTACAAATTTATATTCCACAGCATTTAATTTTAAAACATCATCTAACATAACCAATGCTTGTTTCATTATGATAGCACCTGCACCTTGTAGTAAAGTGTTCAATGCTGAATGTTGATTACGAACATACAGCTTCCTACCATCTAATCCTTTGAGGTAATTTTTTGCTGAAGCTCTTTGTACCCTGTCTCTAAGAGACTTAAATGTAGGCTTATTATCAAAGAAATATTGTCTAGCTCTCTTACCATCTGCTGTACTTCCTCCGACCACGCTACCAAGTTTTTCATCTCCTGCTCCGTACATGAGTGCATAGATGAATGTCTTTGCTTTATCTCTAGATTCAAGGTTTGCAAGTTTTTGATTAGCGGTGTGTATGTCTCCATTGAGAATTTCATTTGTGTACTCCTCGTCATTCATGTAGTGAGCTAACATTCTAATCTCAAGACCAGAAGCATCAACTCCGATTAAAACATTACCCTCTTCAACAGTCCAACATGCTCTACATTCTTTACCATAAGGACTATAGACTGCCGGTACTTGTGCCATGTTAGGATTCCTGTGTGTCATTCTTCCTGTGATAGCACCGTTAGGTATTACAAAGCCATGTACTCTACCATCTTCTTGTACAGCTTCAACCCAAGAATCAACTTGAGCTATACGCTTTTGAAGTAGTAAGAAATCTGCTATAAGTTTAGCTTCGTGTATGTGTGTGATTGCTGATAGAGTTTTCTCATCTACTATAGGCTGACCTGTAGGTGTAAACCTTTCAGGCTTCCAACCAAAGTCAATAAGATATTCTCCAATTTGTTTACGACTACCAAGATTAAAGTCTTGTAGTGTTTGTCTCATAAAAGGTTCAAAGTTATTTGTATCTAAACATCTTTGATACTCATCATCTGTAAGTCCACGCTTAGATAAGTCTCCATCTTTCTTTATGTAAGGTGTAACTAACTTATCGTCTACCCATTTAGGTTTAAATGTATTATGAACTTCATCTTCAATAGCTTGTTTCTTTTCTCTAAGTTCAGCAAGTAATAACAAAGCTGATTGTAAATCAAACTTAAAACCATTTACCTCTTGCTGTTTCATTATCCTAGCTACACTTTGTTCTAAAGTTATAGATTGTTTAGAGAATCCTTTACTCTCTTCTCTAAGTTTCTTCAGTACCACAGCATTAAGTTGTACATCTCTAACACAATAGTCCATCATCTCTTTAGAATAATTAAGATAGTCTGAGAACTCTATCTTATGATAGCCTAATTTATATCCCCACTTCTCAAGGCTATGACCGCCTTCTCTGTTGGGATTAAATAACCTAGACAATACAAGCGTATCAATGACCGGTATCTTTGACAAGTCAACACCACCGAACTTCTCTACCATTGGTATATCAAATCCGATGATGTTATGTCCTATTAAAGTATCTGCATTAGATAACAGTTCATAACCTTCAGTCAATTTATCTGGTGGATATTTATATATCTTTCCAGAGTCCATGTCTTGAGCAACTAAACAATGTATTAGAGTTGCCTTTAGGTCATCTGTTTCTATGTCAAATACTAAGTCCATTAAAATGCCTCGTCTAAACTATCATCAAAAGTGATATCTTCATCTGTTAGTTCAGATAGTCTACCTGTTTCTCCATCATAAATAAGCCTACAAGCCATGCCAACATCACCTGTATATCTTGATTTAAGTATACGCATCTTTGTTGTCCTAGCTTCATCAGGGTCATCTGATTGTTGATTACGTTCTAATGCTATCACACAATCACTAAGTTGTCCAATGCTATTAGAACCTCTTAGATGAGATAGAGATACTTCAATACCATTCTCATGTCCTTTGTTACCATCAACACGTCTCAAGTGTGAAACCAAAATGATTCCTGCACCTGTCTCTTCTACCAAACTTCTAAGCCTAGTCATAATTGTATCAATGGCTCGTCTCTCATCTCCTTCATGTACAGCACTAACTAACATGTGAAGATGGTCAACGACTACCCACTTACAATCACAACCGATTATCATAAATCTAAGTTTGGTAAAGATATCATCTATGTCATTGGTTCCAAAATGAGAATGAACCCATACTCTATTCTTGTTATCACCGTCATAAAGTATATCAAAGAATTTATCTAGTTCTTCTTTACTGAATCTATCTCTAACTTGGTCAACGTATAATCTAGCATTAGCTTCAATGGATAAGATACCGTCAATAGTTCTTCTCCAATCTTCTTCTAATGCAATGATACCTACATTATCTGTAGTGTTCTTGATAAGATGATGTTCAAGTTCTCGTGTTACACTTGATTTACCAAGTCCTGTACCACCTGTAAGAGTTACAAGTTCACCTTGTCTAAGACCATAGAGTTTCTTATTAAGTCCTTCGTATGGATAAGGTACACTTTCTTTTCTCTCACGATTGTGGAACTTCTCACGTTGTTCAGAAACATTTATAACACCAGAGGGTGTATAAACTTTAGCCGACCACCAAGCTTCAACAAACTCTTTATGTC